ACGACACCGAAACGGCACGAGGACGCAAGGTGGTCCACCGCCTCGCCCGATTTGCTGGTCCACGGCCCACGCAACCCCTGAAAAACCAACCCCAAAGTGGTCCGGTCCGGGTGGTCCCCCCTCTGGGGGTCGGGGCCCTTTGGACCGGCCCGACCACAGAGGACCCGGCGGGCCGGACCAACGGCACCGCGAACCGACACCACGGAGGAGCACGCATCGTGACGAACTCGACCCCGAAGCTCTGGCCCGGCATGGACCCCAAGAGCCCCACCGGCCGAGCGTGGGCGAGCGTGTGGGCAGCCACCCCCGCCGACCACTGGGTCCCGCTCACCGGCGTGATCGAGACCGTCGGCCACGCCCACCCCCGGCTCAAGCGCGTGAGCATCGACAGCATCATCCGCCAGGCCCGGCGCAACCGCCTGCTCCAGCGACGGGGCGGCTACTCACACAAGACCGGGCGCGACACCCGCATGATCCGCCGGCACCCGGCCACCCAGGAGACCACCGCACCGTGACCACCACCGCCCCCGCCACCTGGCACGGCATCGACACCCGCCGAGTGCTCCCCGCCCACGACCAGGCCCTCGTCACCCGGTTCGGCGAAGCGCTCCTCGAAGCCGACCGGCTCCAGCTCGAGCTCGCCGCCACGCTGCACCAGATCCGCTGGTACCACGCCGACGGCATCACCGTCGACACCAGCCACGACGACACCGAGCCGCCGACCGGCCACCGCGACCCGGCCGGGAACGCCGGCATCGGCCCGGACCGATCCGCCGCCGACCTGCGCCGGATGCGCCGGCACATCGAGACCGCCATCACGGCACTCGAGCAGGCATCGGCCCTCGCCGCCACGTACCCCACCGACGTGCACCAGCGCCCCGACGTCGAGCCCACGCCCGGCGAGGACTGGTGCCTGGCCTGCTGGAAGGACGCCAAGTACCACTCGCCTGTGGCGCTGCACCCCGACGGCCGTCGCCGGTTCAAGGGCCTGTGCCGCTGGTGCGGCGAGTTCAAGGCGGCCAACGGGTTCGAGCCGCCGACCTGGCTGCTCCACGAGAAGCACCGTGGGCAGTTCGTCACCGAGGGCATGGTCGGCAACGCGCGGGCCGAGCACGAGCGCGAGCGGGCCGCCAGGAAGGCCAAGGGCAAGGGTCGCGGGAAGCGCAACGCGCCCCGGACCTTGGCGACCGGCTAGGTCCGGGACCTGAGCAGGGGATACTTGCACCGGTGTAATTCGTTCGGTAGCTTGATCGCTACGGTGCTGTTCTCAGCGTGCCTCGAAGCCGCCGGGACAAGCCGCTAGAACCAAGTGAGCCGGGCGCTGCGCTAACAGCCCCGGCTCGTGGACGGAACCCCAGGAGGTCCCGACATGAGCCACCGTACGCGAGTCCGACTCGGCCTGCCAGACGCAGCCTCCGACTCCACCGAGGCCCGGTTCGGGCGAGGTGTGACGCCGCTCCCGAATGGGTGCTGGCAGTTCCGCAACGACCTTCACAGCTACCACCGGTTCAAGCTCACAGGGCAGGGCAACGACTCACCGGTCGCTGCCCACCGCTTCGCCTACGAGACGCTGGTCGGTCCGATTCCAGAGGGTCACCACCTGCACCACACGTGCGAGCACCCTGGCTGCGTAAACCCCGAGCACCTCGTCCCACTCAGCCCCGAGGACCACGCCGCAGCCCACGTGGTGCTCCGATCGGCAAGCTGACCAGACCGCAGCCCCGAGCCACACGGCCGGGGCTGCCGTCGTTGCTGGGGGTGACCATGTGGCGCTGGCTCCTCGACCGCATCATCCCGCCCCGCGCTGTGGCGTGGCCCCGCTGAACCCACGAGGTGGCCGGCCCCGCACCCGCCTGGTCCGCCACGTCTACCAGCGCGACACCGAGTGCCACCTCTGCGGCTTGCCCGTGGACCTGGACCTGGACCCGCAGCATCCGCTCGGACGCAGCGTCGACGAGCTCACCCCGATCATCGACGGCGGCGACCCGCTCGACCCGACCCAGTGCTTCCTCGCTCACCGGTGCTGCAACAGCAGCCGAGGACGCCGGGTCATCACCCCCGCCATCCGCCGGCGGTGCCGAGAGCTCGTGCTCAGACACCTCGAGCGGTCCGCAGCCCCCACCGTTCGGCCCTACTGAGGATCCACCATGAGCGCAGCGACACCGACGGGGGAGGGGGGATCGAAAGTTCAGAGCCTCCAGCACCCGGAAGAGGCGCTCTGCTCCTCTTTTTCTCTCTCACAGTGGCGGTCAACCACGGATGGTGACCGGCGGTGGTGAAGGAGAATCAGCAGGTCAAGCCTCGTTCGGAGGTGTTCCGCTCGGCGGCCGAGGATGCCAAGCCGGGGATGGGTCCGTCCGACAGGGTACTCCTCGAGGAGGCCTGCCGCCTGCTCGATCGGCTGGACCGCTTCGACGAGCTGCTCGGCGGCGAACGCGAGGCGTGGGCTTCGGTGAAGTGGCCCTACGAGGGCGAGCCGGCTGAGCTGATCGTCAACTCGGTGCTGTCCGAGGCCCGGGCCCACACGGCCGAGCTCCGCCAGGTGCTCAAGGCGCTGGACCTCCCGGTGCCGAAGGCGGCCACCGGCCCGAAGACGGGACTCGACGAGCTGCGGGAGCGCCGGGAGAAGACCGCATGACGGCGACGTTGCTCAGCGCGCCGCCCCGCTTTCGGTACGTCCCGCTCCATGCCTCCACGGCTGGCCAGGACGCCATCGACCTCGGCATCCACGCCGGGCTCGAGCTCGACGAGTGGCAGCGCGACGTGATCCTCGGCGCCATGGCCAAGCGGGCCGATGGGAAGTGGGCGGCCAAGCAGGTCGGCCTGGTGGTGCCCCGTCAGAACGGCAAGGGCGGCATCCTCGAGTGCCGTCAGCTCTGGGGCCTGTACCTGAACAAGCGGGACCGGTTGCAGACCATGACCGCCCACCGGTTCGACACCTGCCTCGACCACTTCCAGCGGGTCGTCAAGCTCATCGAGGACACGCCCGACCTGCTCGCCGAGGTGAAGGACAACGGGCGCGGGATCGGCGACCGGCCGAGCGGCATCAAGGACTCGAACGGCAAGGAGGGCATCGTCCTCAAGGACGGGTCCGAGCTGCGGTTCAAAACCAGGGTGAAGGGCTCGGGTCGTGGCGCCAGCGGCGATGCGGTCTACTTCGACGAGGCGTACTACCTGCTCGATCTCGGCTCCCTCGTGCCGTCGCTTTCTGCCCGGGTCGACCCCCAGGTCTGGTTCACCTCCTCGGCGCCGCTCCCACAGGTCGAGTCCAACCTGCTGCGCCAGATGGTCCGCCGTGGACGCAAGCTCGCGGGGGACGCATGAGCGACACCTCGGGACTGGACGCCCTCGGCGGCTCGCTCGCCTACTGGGAGTGGTCCTGCCCGCCCGGCACCGACCTTGACGACCGAGACGCCTGCCGGGCGGCGAACCCTTCACTCGCCGCCGGTCCTGAGGGGCGCCCGTGGGCGCTCAACGAGGAGTGGATCTACGAGGTGGAGCGACACCTGCTGACCGGCGAGGGCGAGTTCGCCCGTGAGCGGTTCGGCATCTTCCCCGACGAGGACGACGAGCCGCAGTGGCTGGTGGTCACAGAGCCGCAGTACCTGGCGTGCGAACCCCACCTCGAGGACGGGGCCCCGCTGCCCGCAGACCTGGCTGGCTGGCTCCAGGCTCCGATCGCCATCGCCGTGGAGCTCACCCAGGATCGCGAGACCATCACCGTGGTGGCCGCCGGCCAGACCGCCGACGGCCCCGGCGCCCAGGTGCTGATGCGCGAGCCCAACTGCCCGCCGACGCTCGACGCCATCGCCGCCCTGGTGGCCGCCGACCCACAGATCACCACCGTGGTGGTCGACGCCGGGAGCCAGGCCGGCTCGCTGGTGCCCGACCTCGAGGCTCGTGGTCTGACCGTGGTGGAGTGCACGACCAAGGAGCTGGTGAAGGCCACCGGCTCGACGCTCGACGCCATCCGCACCAAGGCCATCCGGCTCCGCCGCTCGCCCGAGCTGGACGCAGCGGTGGCGTCGGCGGTGGCCAAGAAGCGCGGCGACACCGAGCTGCTCGACCGCTGGGCCGGCGCCGATCCGACCCCGTTCATCGGGGTGGTGCTGGCCCGCTGGGGCATGGCACAGGCTCCGGCCGGCGTGGCCGAGCCCGACTTCATCGTGATCTGAGGAGGTGCCGTGCCCGATTCTTCGCTCGTGCCGGCGCGCCGGTGGACCGCCAAGGACTACCACGAGGCCAACAACCGCCTCCTCGACCAGCGTTCCACGCTGGCCCAGGACCTCGCCGGCGGGTTCCCGGGTGACGTGACCGGCACGGTCGGCTGGCAGCAGGGCATGGTGTGGCACGGGTACGGCTCCGGCACCGTGACCAACGACTCGGCCATGCGCCTGTCGGCGGTGTTCGCCTGCCTCCGGCTGCTCTCCGAGGCGATCGCCACCCTCCCGCTCGACACCTTCGAGCGCGTGGGCGGCACCCGCAAGCCGTACCGGCCCCGCCCCGCATACCTCTCTTTCGACCCTCCGCAGGCCCCCCGCACGGAGTACCTCTCCGGCCTGATGCTCTCGCTGCTCACCGACGGCAACGCCTTCGTGGCCACCCCTCGCGATGACCTCGGCTCGCCCATCGACCTGATCGTGATCGACCCGACCATGGTCACGGTGGTCCGTGAGGGCGGCCGGATCTTCTTTGACATCCAGGGCCACCGTTACACCCAGCTCGACATCATGCACATCAAGGGCATGTGCATGCCGGGCGCCTTGCGAGGGGTGTCGCCGATCCAGGCGGCGCGCGACGTGATCTCGTGGGGAGACTCGGCCCAGCAGTACGGCAAGTCGTTCATGGACAACCGGGCCGTGCCGCCGGCGGTCATCGAGATGGGCCCCGACGCGGGCAACGACCCGGCGGCCGAGAAGGCCCGTGCGATCCGCATGGCGCAGACCTGGAACGAGACCCACGGCGGCTCGTCGAACGCCGGCAAGGTGGGCGTGCTCCTGGGGGGCGCCAAGCTCTCGACGGTGGCGATCTCGCCCGAGGACGCCCAGTGGCTGGAGTCCAAGAAGTTCGGCGTGTCCGAGATCGCCCGGTTCTTCGGCGTGCCTCCACACCTGATCGCCGACGCCAGCAACTCGACCTCGTGGGGCTCCGGCCTCGCCGAGCAGAACCTGGCCTTCGGGCAGTTCTCGCTACGGCCCTGGACCGAGCGCATCGAGGAAGCCCACGGGCGGCTGCTCACCACCGACGGCCTGCCCACGGTGTTCATGCGGCTCAACCTCGACGCCCTGCTCCGCTCGTCGCTCACCGACCGCTACGCGTCGTACTCGGTCGGCATCGGATCCCAGTTCCTGACCATCAACGAGGCCCGCTCACTCGAGGACCTGCCGCCCGTCCCCTGGGGCGACGTACCCGCGCCCAGCACCGGAGGTACCCCGTGACGATCACCGCCCCCATCGAGACCCGCTCGCTGCTCGAGCCGCCCGAGTTCCGCTCCACCGAGAACGGCACCAAGCTCACCGCGGCCGGCGTGGCCATGCGCTACGGCGTGAAGTCGAAGCCGCTGCCCGACACCGCCCGGGCGCGCATCTTCCGCGAGACCTTCCGCCCGGGCGCCTTCGCCAAGACCCTGACCGAGGCCGAGGTGCGCTCCCACAACGAGCACCACGGCCCGTACCTGGGGTCGACGGCGAACGGCACCCTGCGCTTCGAGGACACCCCCGAGGAGCTGCGCTACGAGGTCGACCTGCCCGACACCTCGGCTGGCCGTGACGCCGCCCACCTGCTCGAGCGCCGGGACATCCGCGGCTCATCCGTTGGGTTCTTCGCCGTGCCGAAAGCCACCACGTGGAGCGTCGACCCCGAGGACGGCATCGCCCTGCGCACCGTGGGCGAGGCGCGCCTGACGCTGTGCGACCTCACCGTGGCCCCCGCCTACAACGACTCCACCGCGGCCCTTGCCCTGCGCTCTCTCGCCGATGAGCGCGGCATGGACCTGCGGTCCCTTCTGGAAGCCGCCGACCGCGGCGAGCTTCCGACCCTGATCGCCTCCGACCCCTCGGAGGACGAGCACGAGCTCGAGGAGGGTGACGGCCGAGAGATCACCGTCATCCGTCCCCCTCTGACCTCGCTGCTGCTCTGACCCGGCCGCCTCGCCCGCACCGGATCGCCACCCAACACCCGACCGGGTGCGCACCTGCGCGCCCGACCACGCCCAGGAGGGCAACTGTGACCACCGCCATCGACATCGTGCGGGCCAACTTCTCGGCCCGCACCGACATCCAGGGTGAGCTGCGCTCGATCGACGAGGCCGCCACCACCGACAACCGGGCCTACACCGAGACCGAGGCCGCCCGCATCGAGGAGCTCCGTTCCTCGCTCGAGGCCATCGACGGCCGGATCCAGGCCAACCTCGTCGAGGAGACCCGCTCCCGCCAGCTCGAGGACGGCCTCGGCGGCCTGCTCGGCATCCTCGCCGACCGCGAGTCGGGCGACGTCATCGACACCCGCTCGGCCGGCGCCCGCTTCACCGACTCGGAGGAGTTCCGCTCCTTCGTCGAGGGTGGCGGCAACGGCCGTTCGCAGACCGTCACCTTCCAGGGTCTCGATCTGCGCGCCGTCACCGACGTGACCAACGCGTCCACCTCGGGTGGCGCGCTCATCAACTCCCAGCGGCTCGGCCGCGTCGGTCAGGACTTCCTGAACCGGCGCACGTTCCTGACGGACCTCCTGCCGGTGATCCCGGTCGACGGCCCCATCGAGTACGTGCAGGACAAGACGCCGCTCGCCGACCTGGCCGACAAGGCCGCCGAGGTCGCCGAGGGCGGCGCCAAGCCGCAGGCCGGCCCGACCATGGAGGTCGTCAACGAGTCCCCGGCGACCATCGCCGTGTGGGCGAACCTGACCCGCCGTGTCGCCCGTCAGGCCCCGTCGGTCCAGGCGTACCTCGACACCCGGCTGCGCTACGCCCTCAAGCGTCGCCTCGACAAGCAGGTCATCAACGGTGACGGCAACTCGCCGAACATCTCGGGCCTGCTCGATCGCTCCGGGATCCTCACCGAGGCCCCCGGTTCGTCCGAGGCCCGCGCGGTCACCATCCGCAAGGCCATCACCACGATGGAGGAGAGCGAGGCGGTCCCCGAGATCGTCGTGCTCCACCCGGCCGACGCCGAGCTGTTCGACCTGCTCAACGTCGCCTCCGCCGGCCTCCACGCCGTGCCCAGCGTGAACGCCCCCCCGGCCTCCACGGCCTGGGGCCTCCAGGTGGTGCGCTCCACCGCCATCGCCTCCGGCACGGCGGCACTCGTCGACCCGATGGCGGTGGCCATCCTCGACGAGATGGCCCCCCGGGCGTACCTCACCGACAGCCACGCCTCGAACTTCACCAGCAACATCCTCACGCTGCTGCTCGAGCTCGACGCCGGCCTGGCCCTGTTCGACCCCGCCGGCGTGCTCAAGGTCACCTTCAACGGCACCACCTGAGCCTGACGACCCCCGGCCTTCGGGCCGGGGGTCGCACCGATCACCCACCCCCCTCTCGACGCCTAGGAGGCGCCCGCCATGCCCACCCGCTACGACCCCACGACGGGAGAGGACTGGCTCATGGCCGGCTCCCCGTCGGGCCTCCGGGCCCAGAACATCCGCGCCATCGACTGCGGCGCAGACCTCGACCCGCTCACCACCCAGGTGATGCTCTCGGTCGCGGTCCCGCTCCAGGTCGGCGACCTCGTCTCGAACATCACGTTCAAGTCGGGCGCCACCGCCGCCGACACCCCCACCAACTACTGGTTCGCGCTCTACTCCTCGGCCGCCACCCCGGCGCTCGTCGGGCAGACCGCCGATCAGACCAGCACCGCGTGGGCCGCCAACACGGTCAAGACGTTGGCCCTCACCACCCCGTACCGGGTGCCCTCCACGGGCGTCTACTACGCGGCGATCATGGTCAAGGCCACGGACCTGCCGTCCCTGGTCGGCAAGTCGGTGGGCATCGCGGGCGCCGCGGCCTCGATCCTGTCGTCCAAGGTGCTGGCGCAGACCTCCGGGTCGAGCCTCACCGACACGGCCCCGGCCACGATCGCCACCCCGACGACCGTCGCCAACGTGCCGCTGGTGGTGCTGACCTGATGGCCGGCGAAGAGGTCTGCGCCTCCGGCCTCTGGGTCGACGCTGCCACCGGCCAGGTGGTCGACAAGGCCCCGCCCACCGGCCGCCAGCTGGTGCCCCCGGGCGGGCTCATGCGCAAGGATCGCGTCGCTGCCGTGGAGGCCGCCCGTGCGGTCGCCCCGATGGCCGACGTGCCCGAGCCCGAGCCCGTGGTGGAGGCCGAGGCCCCCGCCGAAGAGCCCGAGACGCCCCCGGCGAAGAAGGCCACGGCCCGCAAGGGCTGATCCCCGTGGCCGCGTACCTGACCGCCGCCGCTGCGAAGCTGCGCGATGACCGTCTGGCGGACTTCGACGCCACGGCGATCGACGCCCGCATCGCAGCGTTCGAGGAGATCGCCGAGCCCTACCGGGGCGTGGCCTTCACACCTCGGACGGCGACCAACGTCATGGTGCGCGGCTGCGACCGCACCACGCTCGTGCTGCCCCACGTGAAGGTGTCCACCCCGTCGGCGATCGCCGTCGACGGGGTGGCCCTCACCTCCGGCCAGCTGGCCGACGTGACCGTGTGGGGCAACGAGGGCACCCTCGAGCGTGACGCCGGCTGGTCCGGCACCTCCGTGGTCCTGACCTACGTCTACGGCTACGCCACCCCGCCGGCCGCGGTGCTCGACGCCTGCACCGAGTATGTGCTCTCGACGCTGCGCAGCCGCCAGTCCGGCGTCTCGCGCAACGTCCTCTCCGAGGCCACCGAGGCGGGCACCACCCGCTACTCCACGCCCGACTGGGCTGCCGGCCGCCCGACCGGATGGCTCGAGGTCGACCGCCTCCTCAACTCCCTGCCCGACTACCGGGTCCCCGGGCTCGCCTGATGGCCGACACCTGGGGGGAGGTCACCGACCACCTGGTGGCCGCGCTCGCCGGATGCGAGCTGCTCGACCAGGTGCAGGTCCACGACGGGATGCCCGGCGAGAACGCCAAGGTCGGCAACGAGCTGCTCGTGGTCGACGACGAGATCACATCCGAGTCGTCGATCCCCGTCGCCGTCGGCGGCGCCAAGCCATACGACGACACCTTCGAGATCATGCTCGTGATCTACGTCAAGGGCCGATCGACCCGGGCCGAGGCGAAGGCGCGCCTGGCCGAGATCGTCGGCGCCGTGCAGACCCTGCTCGCCGCTGACCCTTCCCTCGGTGGCATCGAGGGCGTGCTGTCGGCGTCGATCGTGCGCCGCCGCCGGATCACCAAGGTCCTCACCGACGGCCCCGTTGGCTACGGCGAGCTCGTCATCTCCGTCCACTCCCGCATCGTCCCCTAGGAGCGCCCCGTGGCCACCCTTCGCAACGCGTCCTCGGTGACGCAGTCCATCCCGTCGATCGGCCTGATCGTCGCTCCTGGCGACACGTTCGAGTGCTCCGCCGAGCTGGCGGCCGAGCTGGCCGAGCGCCCCGACTTCGAGCGCCCCAAGCGCGGGGCCAGGAAGGCATCGCCCGCCAAGAAAGCGGCACCCAAGAAGACCTCGGCCACCCCGGCCGACACCGAGACCGCCGCCCCGGCGGATGACCCCAAGGAGTCCTGATGGCCGTCCAGGCACATGATGCTCAGATCGGCTTCGCCGAGGAGTCGAGCTACGGCGTCCGCGTCGCACCCACCCGCTTCTACCCGGTCCACGAACCCGATCTGAACTACGAGGTCCAGCGCCTCGAGTCCGAGGGCGTGGTGGCCGGCGCTGATGTGATCGGCACCGACCAGTGGAACGGCGGCCCGATCACCGTCGGCGGCGACGTCGGGTTCGAGCTCTACCAGGACTTCGCCGGGCTGCTGTTCAAGCACATGTTCGGCTCGGTGGTGACCTCCGGCTCGGGCCCGTACACGCACACCTTCACGCCGGGCAGCATCGACGACCTGTCGCTGTGCATCCAGCTCGGCATCCCGCCCGTGCTCGGTGCCGCGGTGATCCCGGTGGAGTTCGTGGGCTGCAAGGTCACCGACTGGGAACTCGCGTGCGCCGCCGACGAGATCGCCACGCTCGGTCTCACGTTCGCCGCTCGCGACGCCCACTACGGGACCCGCTCGGTCGCCGATGGCGTCACCACGAACACCGACGCCACCGTCACCTCGGCCACCGCGGCGTTCACCCAGGCCGACAAGGGCAAGCTGATCGCCGGCACGGGGATCCCCGCCGGCACGACGATCGCCACGGTCACGTCGGCCACGTCGATCGAGCTGTCGGCTGCGGCCACCGCCACGGGCACCGGCGTGACGCTCACCATCGGCGCCACCCTCGCCACCGCTTCCTACGGGGCGAAGGCGTCGACGCCGTTCAAGTTCAACCACGCCGCGGTCACGGTGGGTGGCTCGTCCGTCGACGTGACCGAGCTGACCATTTCCGGCGCCAACGCCCTCAAGACCGATCGTCGGTTCCTCGGGTCGCAGCTCGCCGCCAAGGCGCTGCGCGAGGGCCGCCGCGAGTTCACCGTCGAGCTCGGCCAGGAGTTCCGTGACCTGACGGCGATCAACGCCCTCAAGAACGGGACCGAGGTCGCCGTGGTGGCCTCGTTCACCGGCGCGTCCACCTCGGTGACGATCACCATGAACTGCCGCTACGACGCCGCGTCGCCCACCACCGATGGCAAGTCGCTGGCCGACCAGCCCGTCACCCTCAAGTGCGTGCGCTCGTCGACCGGCAACGGCTCCGCCATCACCGCGGTGCTGGTGTCGGCCTCCGAGACCTTCTGACCCGGTGGCCTCCGGCGAGGTCAAGGTCGAAGGCCTGGCCGCGTTCCGCAAGGAGCTCAAGGCGCTCGAGGGCGACACCAACTGGAACAGGGAGCTCACCCGCGGGATGCGTGGCGTGGCCACGAAGGCTGCCGGGTGGGCCCGTTCCGAGGCGCAGTCGATGGGCGGACAGCAGGCCCACTTCGCCTCGGCCCTGTTCGGCCGAGCGACCGCCACGCAGGCCCGCATCGAGGTGGCCGGCGAGCGCAGCCCCAAGGGCAAGGTGCGGGCCAACCCGGCCTTCTGGGGGCGCAACTCCCAGGGCAACTGGATCGGCGCCTCGTGGGACGTCGGCATCCCCGGCGAGGGCCCCTACGCGATCAACACGGCGATCTTCCGCCACCGAGACGACCTGGTCGAAGAGATCGGCGACGTGTTCGACGCCGTGATCCGTCAGGCGTTCCCCGACAACTAGCCCCGCAGGAGGCAACTACATGGCCAAGGCACCGACACCTGGGGTCGGCAAGCGCGCCGATGAAGCGAAGGCAGCGAAGGTCGTGCACCGGCTGCGCGTCGGCGACGAGACCCGCACCATCGCCCTCGCGAACGTGCCGCTGAAGGAGCGCCTGATCGTGCGGAAGGCGACCGGGCTGCCGCTCGAGGCCTTCCTGGCCGGCGACGTGTTCGGCATCGACTCGCTCATGATCGTGTGGTGGCTGGCGGGCCGCGCGGCGGGCAACCCGCTCCTCACGCTCGACCAGGTGCAGGCCGAGTGGCCCGCCGAGCTGGGCGCCGATGACATCGAGTTCTTCGAGGTCACACCCGATGCCGAGGACGGCGACGACCCCCAATCCTGAGGGCCAGGTACCACGAGTCCTGGCCGGCTCTCACGTTCCATTTCGGGATCACGCCGGAGAACTTCACCGACTACTCGGTGGCCGAGCTGAACCGCTACCTGCACGCGCTCAACGAGGCACGGAAGGGGTGACCCCGCATGGCTGAACGCAAGCTCTCGGTGGTCATCACCGGCGACGCCAAGGGCGCCCAGAAAGCGATGGGGCTGGTCGAGTCGTCGGCTGGTGGGATGCAGTCGAAGCTCACCAAGGTCGGGGGCGGCATCACCACCGCGTTCAAGGGTGCTGCCCTCGGCGCCGGCCTGGTCGGCGGAGGCCTGGCGGTCTTCGGCAACCAGCTTCTGACCTCCGGGGCGCAGGTCTCCGCCTGGCGTCAGAAGACCAACGTGGTCTTCGAGGGCCAGGCGGCCGACGTTCGCAAGTGGGCCGACAAGAACAACGAGGCCTTCGGGCTCACCGACGACGAGCTCGCCGGTCTCGCTGCCAGCTTCGGTGACCTGCTCAAGCCGATGGGCTTCACCGCCGGGCAGGCGGCCGACATGTCCACCAAGGTGGTCGGCCTGTCGGGCGCCCTGTCGTCGTGGTCCGGTGGCACCGTGTCGGCCGCCGACGCCAGCGACATCCTCGCCAAGGCCATGCTCGGCGAGACCGACGGGCTCAAGTCGCTGGGCATCGCCATCTCGGCTGCCGACATCGACGCGCGGCTGGCCGCCAAGGGCCAGAAGGAGCTCACCGGTGCTGCTCTGGCGCAGGCGAAGGCGGTCGCCACCCAGGAGCTGATCTTCGAGAAGTCGACCGACGCCCAGACGGCCTGGTCGAACGGCGGCAACAAGGCGCTCCTCGGGCAGAACAAGCTCAAGGCACTGGCCTGACCCCGGTGCTGGCGGCGGCGGCTGGTTGGCTCGGCGACAAGCTCCCGGTCGCCCTCGTCTCGGCGCGCAACTTCTTCGACCAGGTGAAGCCGACCGCCCTCGGAGTCGCCTCGGCTCTCGGTGGCGTGATCGACTCGCTGCGGCCCGTGGTGGAGACCATCGCCTCGTTCGTTGCATCGAACCCTGCCCCGTTCCTGGCCGCGCTGGGCGCCGTTGCTGGGGCTGCTTTCGGCGCGTGGGCCATCAGTGCCGGCGCCGCTGCGGTGGCCACGATCGCTGCCGCCGCCCCGGTCCTGCTTCTGGTCGGCGCCATCGCCCTTCTCGCCGGCGGCCTCGTCTACGCCTACCAGCACTTCGAGGGGTTCCGGACCGTGGTCGACTCGGTGGCCTCCTGGCTCACGGGCACCGCGCTGCCCGCCGTCCAGTCGTTCGCCTCGCTGGTGGCCGCCGGGTTCGGCGAGCTCGTTGGCTGGGTGCAGACCCACTGGGGCCAGATCAAGGGCTACATCGAGGGCGCCATCAACACGGTGGCCACGATCGTCGGTGGCGTCATCGACGGGCTCAAGCTCGCGTGGCAGACGTGGGGCGACGAGCTCGTGGCCATCGCCCAGACCATGTGGGGCTACATCAAGGGCACCGTCGAGAACGGCATCCGCTTGGTGAAGGGCGTGATCGACGTCGTCATGGGGATCATCCGTGGCGACTGGTCGGCGGCGTGGGACGGGATCAAGGGGATCCTCGGCGCCGTCTGGGACCAGATCAAGCTTGCGGTGTCGACCGGCATCGAGTTGGTGAAGTCGGTGCTCTCGGCGGCGTGGGACGCCATCAAGCTCGTGGCCTCGACGGCGTGGAGCGGCATCAAGGGCGTGATCACGGGGTCGTTCGATGCCGTGGTGGAGTTCGTGAGGGGCCTGCCCGGGAAGATCACGACGGCGGCCAGCGGTATGTTCAATGGCGTCAAGGAGGCCTTCCGCTCGGCGATCAACTGGATCATCCGGGCGTGGAACGGCCTGGAGTTCAAGATCCCCGGCTTCGATCCGCCGGGGCCGGGGCCGACCTTCGGGGGCTTCACGCTCGGCGTGCCGAACATCCCCGAGTTCCACAAGGGCGGGGCGGTGCCTGGCGGCAAGTCCGCCGAGGTGCTGTCGATGCTCCAAGGCGGTGAGGTGGTGCTCGACCGCGGCACCGTCTCCAGCCTCGCCTCCACCCGACGCGGTGGCGGCGACGTCTACCTCACGCTCCAGGTGAGCGGCCACGTGCTCGACGGGCGCGAGCTCGGGCGCCTCGCCGCCGAGGGCCTCAACGAGTACGGGGCATCGCAGAACGCCCCGATCATCGCCACCGGCCTCGTCGGCGCAGGCCGATGACCTACGAGGTCCCGACACTCAAGCTCGAGGTCGCCCTCGAGGCCACCCCGCTCGACGACTTCGAGGCCATCGCAACGTGGACGGACCTTTCGGCGCGGGTGCGGGGGTTCACCATGAAGCGGGGCCGGTCGGACCAGTTGGCCCAGTTCTCCACCGGCACGGCGTCGATCGTGCTCGACAACTCCGACCGCGAGCTCGACCCGCAGAACCCCGACGGCCTGGTCCCGGTGGCCGACGGCAAGGGCCTGCCGTTCTGCCCGGTGCGGATCACCGTCGACTACAAGGGCGACAGCTACCCGCTGATGGGCCGGGCGTACATCGGCCCCGAGGGCTGGCCCGGCCAGCGGTCTCCGCACGGCACCGAAGCCACGGTGACGCTCAACGTGGTCGACGCCACCGGGCTGTTCGCCTGGCTGGGCATGCCGTCGTCGTACTGGCGGGCGATCGTCGGCCAGATCGTCCCGGACTGGTGGCTGCCCGGCGAGGTCGCGGCCCCGTCCGACACGGCGGACGGCTTCCACGTGAAGAACGCCTCGGGCACCGGCGGCTGGGCCACCACGTTCGCGGCCAACACCCGCACCGTGACCGACGGAGTCACCAACACCGACACCTCGCTGGTGTCAGCGACCGCTGCGTTCACGAACGCAGACGTGGGCCGGGCCGTGTCCGGCGCCGGCATCCCGGCCGCCACCACCATCGCCTCGGTGACCGACCCCACCACCGTGGTGCTGTCGCAGGCCACGACCGCCACGGCGACCGGCGTCACCGTGCTGATCGGCACCACCGTGGCATCGCCGCTGACCACCGGTGTGGCCCTGTCGCAGCTCGAGGCGCCGCCGTCGAGCCAGACCGAGACGTACAACGGGTACGGCTACACGCGCTACGAGCTGCCGTCGTCGAGCTGGCGGCAGGCGCCGTTCGTGTCGCTGGTGTCGGCCGAGGCCGACGTGTTCCCGGCCGGCGACGTCGACGACCTGACGATCTCGGTCATGTGGTTCAGCACCCGCTACGACGACGGCACCCTCACCGGCGACGCCGAGTCCGACCTGTTCCGCATCGAGGGCGCCGACCTGCACCTGCGCTGCTACCTCGACGGGCTCGACGGCGGCTCGATCAACCTGCAGGTCCTCGACGGCGCCGGCGCCACCCTCACCACCCTGACCGCCCCGGTCCCGCCCACGGCCGGACCGAACAGCTACGGCGACAACTGGGACGACGGGGACCCGCACGGCATCGTGGTGCGCATCGTCGGCGGCACCTCGGTCGACCTGTTCGTCGACACCGTGCAGGCCACCGAGCTCGTCGACGTGCCCGCCTCCGGGTTCGCGGGCGACCTCGTGCTCGGCGAGGTCCCCGGCGGTGCCATCGTGGCCATCTTCGACGAGCTGCTCGTGGTGCACCGGGCGCTGACCGATGTCGAGTGCATCCGGCTGGCCACCGCCCCCGGTGAGGCCGCGACGTGGGGCCGAGGCGACACCATGGCCGACCGGCTCGCCCTGTTCTACGACGCCGCCGGATGGACGCTGCTCACCGACGAGGACGACGAGTGGCACCCGCCGCCGGCGGCGATCACCTCGCCGGACGCCCCTACGCTGATCGGGGTGGCCGAGCGTGGTGCTGGCTGGCCCAAGACGCTGGGGGAGGCCGTGGCCCGGGTGGCGGCCGGGATCGGCGGCGACTTCTACGCCATGCGCAACGGCAAGGTGCGGGTGCGGTCCCTGCTGGCCACCGAGGATGCCGGCCTGGCTGCCGAGTACGCCACCTCGCTGGCCCACCTCACCGACGAGGCGAGCCCCGCAGGCTCCCCGCCGCCGGTGCGCCGCGGCCCGGTGCCGTGGTCGGGCACCCGGTTCGACCGCACCGTGACCGTGGCCGAGGTGACGTACCTGGCCATGAGCGTGCCGGCGTCGGCCGCCCAGCAGGCCTACGTGGACACGAAGTGGGTGGAGGCCACCGCCGACCCCTACATGCCCCGCACCCGGTCGGCCACGGTCGACACTGAGTCGGCCAAGGTGGCCGAGGCCCTGGCGCTGGCGTTCCTGGACCGCTACGGCACTCCGGGCATCGAGGTCGGGGCCGTGGACCTGTACCCGACCCGCGAGGGCGACGAGGCCCTCATGGACTTCATCGTCACCGACCTCGAGCTGGAACGCCTGGTGTCGCTCACCGACACGCCGCCGGTCGGCGACCCGATCTCGGTGGACCTGAACGTGCAGGGCGAGTCGTGGCGCTGGTCCGGCACCGATCTGGTCGTGACCCTGAACCTGGCGAGGAGCTGATCGTGCTCGGATGGCGTGGCGTCGATGTGATGGGGGACCGGTTCGGCGATCTGGCCGAGGTGCGCGAAGCGACCGGCGACGCTGGCGCCTTCACCTACGACCCCGACACCGAGACCGGCGAGTACGTCGAGGTCGAGCCGATCGGGGCCTTGTCGACGTGGGGCGTGGACACCGGCGCCACCGCCTACGTGGACCGTGACCGCGTGTGGATCGACGGGTTCGTCACCACGTCGGGCGGGTCGGGTGCGATCGGCACGCTGCCCGCCGGGATGCGGCCGGCGTCGACCGTGTACCTGCCTGCCGTGTTCGCCAACGACGTAGGCGGAACCCCTGCCTAT